GTCAGGTTGCTGCTAACGGTAGCCGAAGCAACAGAGACATTGGTAATGCTAAGGCTGCTGATCGTGAGACTGGTCAGCGCAAGATTGGTGATGCTGGCAGAGGTCGCTGACAAGTGCGTCAGGGTGGCGGAACCTGCGCGAAGCACAGTGGCTGAAGCATCCGACGAGACAAGGTTCGTGATGGATCCAGAGGTCGCAATCAGGTTGGTGATCGTGGCACTGGAAGCGGTCAGGTTCGTGACAGAGAAACTGTTGGTTCCGAAGTCAGCGATGTAGTTCAAACCGTTGACGATGTCCGTGCCGTTTGAGACAAGGACCATCTTCTTGCCAGTCGGTACCGATACACCCGTCTGACCCGACACCTTCACCGTTACAGCGCCGGTCGAGTTGTTGAAGATGAAGTAGAGTTTCTTATTGGCAGGGACGATCAGGTTGGTGTTGGTACCACCCGTACCGGTCAACTCGATGTACATGTTCCGGGCAACGCCGGTCGAACCATTTGGGATGGTGATCGTCGTGTCAGTGCCAGTTGCAACCGCCTGAGTCACATAGCCAGAGATGGCCTGCTCGATAAGAGTACCGAGGTTGGAATTGGTGGTCGTACCCCAAGTACCGGCTTGGTCGCCAGTACCGATGAGTTCGATAGCAAGGTTGGTGCTGAATGTACTAGCCATGTTTAAACTCCTAATTCACCGTGGGGATGTTAGCCCAAGTCGTTGTTTGCGAGTCATCGACATCGGACCATCCCGGTGTCTGGTCGTCGTTTAAATTCTGCCAGTTTGCGGTCTGGTCGTCATCAACTGGATTCCAAAGGTACGCCCCTGAGGTGATATCCGAGACGGTTATGGACTCAGACACATCCGCTTCGAAGGTCACCCCGCCTGAGGCGATATCAACCGCGCTCAGGATCTCGTTAATCATGGCCTTGAAGTTGACCAATCCCGCATCTATGTCAGACGCAGAGGCTGTCTCAGAGACGCTGCTGCCAAGGGCGACCAAGGACGAGGGGTCATCAGAAGCCGTCACAGACTCGTTTATGACCACCGGGAATGAGAACACTGAGTAAGACTCGTCTTGCCCGGTCGCCGTCTCAGATGCCTGTGAGTTGAAGTTCTGACCTGCCAGAACCGCATCAGAGGCCACCGCCGACTCATCCACCATGGTCTTGTAATCAGGGGTGGATAGGACCGCGTCAGAGGCTATTGCAGCCTCGCTGACCATAGCCTTGAAGTCGGCATTAGCCAGTACAGAGTCCGTCCCTGTAGTCGTCTCAGAGACGCTGGAGCCTAGACTGTAGATAGACGAGACGGTGTCTGAGGCAACAGAGGATTCCGTGACCGGCGCATTGAACTGCGTTCCGGCACCGGTATTGGCATCGTTGGCGACAGCAGTGTCTTCAGAGGAACGGTCATAGACCGACATCCCCCAACCTGCTTGACCCCAAGTGCCTGATCCCCAGCCGCCCTCAGCCACAGACTACGCCTTGACGAGTTCGTCTTCCGGAAACCAACGGGACTGGTTCTGACCGTTCGCATCGACCCAAGAGACAAGGCACATGATCACACCGTCTTCGGTCATCATGAACTTCTCTACCGGGCCTTCGGGAACAACCACTACCAACTTGACCTTCTCGCCCTTTGCAAACTTAGCCATGTTTAAACTCCTTATGCAGCGTCGAGGCTGAAGGTGTAGGTGACAGACAGGACATCGCCGTTTTGGACTGTGCGATCTCCGGGGGCTGCGAAGTCAGAGGCAGAGAACAAGGTTCCGGACGAACCACCGGGGAGGTCTCCAGTGGTCAGGAACGCTCCACCGACATTGGCAGAAGCGTTGACCAGAAACTGTGCCGGGGAAGCAGAGTTCGCGATAACCGAAGGATCTGCCGTGGTGGCAGCGCCGAAGGTCGCAGCAGGACGGGTCGCGTTGCTGTAAGCCGTCACCTCAGTCCAACCGGCATGGCTTGCCATGGTGTCGGTCGAAGACGGGTTGTTCGAAGAGGCAGGTCCGTAGATACCGAGATACCACGCAGCGGTGTACCCGGAACCCTTGAAGTACTTGGTATTCATGTCGGCAAGACCGACATTGACCACGAGGTTGTGGGACTTCTGCTCCCACTTCAGGTTGCCTTCCTTGTCACGGCAACGGACCGTGAAGATGCCGCCTCCCTTGAGACGAGCGTTTGCACCGCCGCCCTTTGCGACATCGGCACCGACATTGTCAAAGGACTTGGCCTTGTTGATGAACATGTGATTCTCCTAATTGAAACGCAGTAGTGCCGAGGTGTAGGTGTTGGTGGGCATCTGCACAGTGAATGTATTGGTTGCTGTTTTGTCGTTTCCGAAACTGATTACAGCGATGGAACGGTTCGCTTTGCTGAAGTTGTAGATCAATCCACCAGCAGAGGTGAAACTCGCCGGGTTCCACGCAGCGTTGTTGAAATTGACATACACGACACCGTTGGAGTTGTTGATGGTGACTCCCGTCAGCACCACACCCCCTGCGCTGTAACCCGATCCGACCACCTCGTTGGTGGTGCTGTATACCGTTGTGTCCTCGTTCAGAGTCGCAATGCTGGTATAGAGCGCGAACTTGATGGTGTCCGTCTGTAGGTCGTGGATACCCTTGAGCAACTCCTCGCGGAAACTGACGGTCTGTGTCTGAAAGATCATGTGACCGGAATCCTATTGAGGCCAGACCGGAAGGCATCACGACGATCCTTACCTTCGCCAAGGAGTTTCAGGAGACCCAACGATTCCTGATACTTCTGTTCGTAGTAGGTGATGATGTCCTGTTCACCCTTCATGTAGAGGTAAGCCTCTCTCAGGGTTCCGTACAGAAGGACGGTTTCGAAGTTGTCACCCAGCCACGAGGTGGTAGCGGTGACGATGGACTCCGGATAGTAGTAGTAATGCAGTTCGACCTGATAGTTGCTGTCCGGGGTGGGACCAAGGATCAGCGTGTTCTTGTCGAAGATGGCGTAGTACTTGGGAACCCCAGTGTCATCCGGGTCCGGGTAGCACTCACGGATGAAGTTCACATCCTTGTCGATCAGGAACGACTGAGCGTTCGTGATAGGGGTGATGACTGCCAACGAGAAGTTCGCCAACCAATCTGCGGGAACAGTTAGGTACTTGTTGTTGGGGGTCAGGGTGCCGATCTGATTCTTACGGATGGCAGGGATGAAGACCGCGTTGTAGATACGCTCTTCCGCCAACTGCACAAAGACAGGGATGTTCGCAACGAACGAAGTTTCCTCGTTCTGCGTGTACTGTTTAACCAGATTTACGAGTTGCGTGTAGTTCATGTCACAGCCACCGTGACGGTTCCGACGAACCCGGTCGAGATGAGATCATTGGGTGTGAGGTCTGTGTCATATGCCTGCGCCCCTCCAATGGGGTTGAAACCCCACTGGATCATCCGGCTACCGTTCGCGCCTTGGTTACCGGGAGCAAAGAAGGTGTTGTCAGGACGGGCATTACGCAGCGCCTGAGGGTCATCCATGGGGACACGACCCAACTGCAACTGGGGATGATCAACATCCATGCATTCGAAGCAGACCCGGATGCCAATCGGCAACAGGTTCTCATACTGCTGATTCAGGTCATGCAGTTCATACCGCTGTCCGCAGCGGTCGCAGAACCCGAATGCGTTCTTGCCTGATGAGAACGGCTTGCCCATTTAAACATTCCTACCAATGTACCCGTTCATGGGGACAAACCGTACAGAAGCCTTTTCCCGGTCTTCGCCTGCCGCCAAGTCCCACTGAACCTCATATTCCTGCTTGAGGAACGACAGCCTGTCAGCCGCATCAGGTCTCTTCATGGCGACATAGTAGGCAAGCCCAGCCACAAGGCAGGGGAGGAATCGCGCAGGGATGTCGATGGTATTGGCACCACCGGTTCCGACATCCTGAATCCGGCGCATCTTCCAGTACACGAGGGTGTAGGTCTGGGTGTTATCTGGAACAGGCCACAGATACACCACTGGCGCGGCTCTCTGACGGTCCACATAGATCTGTAGCGGCATGCCCTGAGTGAGTTTGTTGCTCAACTGGGCATAGTCCGATACTGAGATACGGGACAGGGTGTAGTCCGTCTGACCAGAGGTGCTGCCTGCATCTGTACGCAATTGATGCTCGATGAGATCAATGGTGTCAGCAGGCATGGTGTAGGTGAAGGTTCCGGGTGTCAGTACCTGCGAACCTTGTTCCACCGTCCAGAGGTTGATGCCCCGGTTTGCCCATTCAAGCGCCATGAAGTTCATGGAGCGACGGGCAGTCTGAAGGTCGTAACCGGTACGCAACTCCAAACCCGCCCGTTCGAAAGCCTCTTCTACGAGTTCCCGAAACTCAGGGTTGAAAGTTGAGATACCGCTTGTCGTCATCAGACCATCCGACCCTTCGTCTTGCCCTTGATGGCGCAGCCATCACGACCGCCGCGCCCGGTGGAGCCACCTTCTGCGTAAGTCATGCCGCCACCCATCATCTTGCCCTTGCCATCAGCCGCGAAGAACGGAACCTTGGAGCCGCCCTTATCGAC